CTCTAGGAAAAAAGAAAGAATGCGATCTATTTAATATAGGAACCTCTCCTTCACCCTCCATTCCAGTAGCTTCATAAGTAGCAACTTTGTTAGTGTTTGTTATAGCATTTATAAAACTATTTTTATCTGCATCACTCCAATCGTAACTATCAGAACGAGTTATTTCAGAAGCTCCTAAACTATAAAAAACAGACTCAGACATTGTATAAATCGGAGAACCAGTTCCTCTAAAATTATTATTTACAATATTTGTAGTGCTTCCAGAAGATACATCTATGAAGTCTAATCCTACTGTGGGAGACCAAAATGCCGGTATATGACAAGCATCTGCTCCTTCATAAATATTTGTTTGATATGAATTTAAAGTTCCATATCTAGTTCCCCAAGAATGGCTTAATGGTTGATGCTGTCTAGCTCTAAAAAATCTATTAAGTAAAAGTCTATCTTCCCAATTGTAATTTGCGTTAACAGTTGGAATCTCAGAATATTGTGGAGAATACTTAGGAGTATCCCATGGAAATATCCAAGATATTGGAGATATATACTCAGTTTTTGGGTAAGATGGGGTTGCCGCATCAGGTCGATAATTATAAAACCAATGCGGAAAAGCATATGGCATATTATCACTTTTAAGCCCTGATAATAACTCAGTAACTACGTTATTTGTTCCATGCGACCCTAATTTAATTGAATTATATGCAGATACTGAGGTATGGTCCCCATTCCTACATATAACAGGTACATCTAAATCATTAAAATTATTAAATAATGCATTTGAATCTAATTTAATCCCTGTTAAAGGTATGACTCCATTATATGTTTTTAATATTAAATGAACATTAAAAGTTCTTGTAGCAAATTGAAGTGTTACTTCTGCCCCAAATAAAACTATATTATTACCTATAGGAGCTTGCTGGTATTGAGTAATGTTCGTTCCAGGAATCACTTCACCTCCCCATGGAATACAAATTGTTATTTTTTTATCTCCAGCATATCCAACGAAATTTGAATCAGTATGTCCAGTACAATATTCTGTGAATATTTTAATATCTCCCTGAATATTAAAAAAAGTTGTAGTATGATCTGCATTAACACTTCTATATGTTCCTCTAGATGCCATAGCAGATACTAAAGGATCAGCTCTAGTTCCTTGAGAAAACATAAAAGATTTATGAGGAGCATATACAGCTATAAGAAGATGTGAACCATCTGATATTTCATCTTCTATGTTTAATACAGTAGAATCATTTACTGACTCTTGTATTACATATGCAAGCCTTGTGCGTGTTGTATCTAAACTTTGTGACATATTAACATCCACATGCACATACCTCAGTGCATAATTGTTTTGCTTTGTTAAACTTTTCTTGAGTAGTAACTGTTAGTCCTAATGATGCTTCATATTGAGCAGCTTGTAGTAATAAACGTATTGTTTGTGCACGTTGTAAATCTTCTTTGCACTTATCACACTTGCATGTGCAATTAATTGAGTCTGTTACTAGCTTAGCTATACAGCACTCTATTTCTGCTGTACCTACACTTACATAAGATTTAACTACAGAACCTTTTTGGTCTGTAATTTTAACTTCACTTACACCACGAGTATCTGCAGATACAACAGTTGCTAGTTTTCCCCCACGACTAGGAGCTCTACTTATAGCTGTGTCACCTTTAGTTAGATTATTTATTGTTATAGTATACTGATGATTAGGCGCTAAGCGTGTAGCTGTCACCTTTAATCTAGTATCTCCTTGTAAATTCTTTAATCCCATGAGTAGTTATAATTTAAAAAAAAATAATGTAGGGAGTACGGGATGTACTCCCCCATTATCATATTAGGAAAAACTTGTTTATGACCAAGTGTACTCTAGATCAGTACCTACTGTGTAGTTAAATGCCTTTTCATACGTATCCATAGTACCAGTACTTCCTACAGCAGGGATATAAATAACTGCTTGGTTACCTACACCTGCACCGTTAAATCCAGGCATATCATTAGTACTTGAGTTATACTCAATAGTAATTCTATCGTAAGTAACTAACTCATTAGCAGCAGCAGCTCCAGTAGCAGCAGATGCATATGTTTCACCACCTGTTGGCATGTACATACGATTAAAGAATCCTTGAGAATACTGAGCTTTCTTCTCTTCAGAAATAGCCTCGTAGTAACTACCACAACCTAGTGCAGGAGCAGTTGTATTTGTAACAGGAGCTCCTGAACTACTACCATCAACAGTAATAGAAGCATCAAAGATCATCCCATATAGGTTAGCTTCAAGAACTAAATCACCTGAACTTATTGTAGCTGTAACTAAACTATTTAAAGTTTTGTTAGCTACAATAGCAGCTTTAAGAAGAGCTACATCTGCCGTATTAGCAGATCCTGCAGCAACATCTGCTGTAGCAATAATCTCTGTAGAGAACACTCGTTGAGGACTGTCAAATGCAGCATTAATTGCTGCCCCAACAACACCTGCAGAAGGATTAATCTGAGCTTCATAAAAAGCAATATCTCCAGGACAACGAACAGTTAACTTAAGAGCTACTGAGTCACCTTTAACAACTGCAATTGTAAAAGCATCTTGAAGTGTCATTTTCTGTTTTGCAGGAGTAACCGCATGCTCAACACGTATCCTAGTTACATCTTTAGATTGAATAATAGGAGAAGAAAAAGGATTTCCTGAAGTCTGAGCAGATACAATTTGGAAATCTTTATTTGCAGACCATGCTCCAGTTGCAAGATCAACTAATGTATGACCAGTAGCACCATCTAAAAATTTTGCCCCACTTGGGTTATATATACCTACATCGCCGGTATTAGTAGCATGAGCAATACCTCCTGCGGTACGTACTCCTGCGTTATAGGCTGCACCTGTTGCTAAGAGAGCAGTTGCATTACTTATAAAAACTTGTTTCATGTTATTTTAAATTAGAAACGTTAAAAAAATTATTCGCTTTCCAGGACTTCCCCAGATTGCGTTTGATATCTTGGAGACTCTACGCCTTCCAAAATACTTTTAACTGCCATCTCCACAATCTCATGATGAGTGTGTTCTGGCAGCTCGCACCCAACTCCACCTCCTGCGGAGATTCCAGCTGGTCTACGAAGATACTTAATTTGAGCTACATTCGGGATAAATGTTTCCGTCGTGTATATGTCTAAAAAAGTCTCTTGAACTGTGTATAAAATCCGTGAGGATTTAGTTGTATTAAAGGGATCATCTAGAACTTTATAAATATCATCCTGTTGGACAAATTTACAGTTAGTTCTAAGATTAGAAAAATCTTGCAGATCTGTGGGAAGAATTCCTTCCGGTAAATTATCTACATTAATAGGGGGAAATCTTCTAGTTGTAATATAAGAAGTAAGTGGGGGAGTATTTATAACTTGATCAAAAACCTCAGCATTATTTGAAATATTTACCCAAGTGACTACAGCATAAGCCCCAACTATTCCTTCTTGTCCGTCAAGATTTCCAAAGGTAAAAAATCCATTTCCATGATTGCTTTCATTATATTCTTTTTCTAAATATATTTCATTCCCATCTGCAGGAGGAGAATCAGCTGAAACTGTTTCAAAGTATCTATCAGTTAAGCTATCATTGCTTGAAAGACTAGGTTTAATCCCGCCTGTATAATAATCCCCTAATAAGTAATCATAAGAAAGGCCGGATACTCCTAAAATAATAGATTCTGGAGCACCCGCTGGATTAGCAATATTAATTTCTTTTATTGCATACCCAGGTACAGGAGGACTAACATTTATTCTTAAATAATCTTTATAAATATATGATTCTTCAAAATATATTGGACGTTTTCTACAAGTAGCTACACAATCTGTTAGTGCATTAATAAGAAACATGTAGTCTGTCGGAAATTTAAATCTATAGATATGTATATTACCATTAGTAGAAGATGTATACCCAACCCCCATATAACTCCCAGTAGTAATAACTGCATCCTCCACAAGATGGCGAAGGTCGTCCAATCTCTTCTGAGATTGTTCGAACCCTCGCTGATACTTGTTTCCCTGTGGATTGTAACGTTGAGAAATAAAACGACGCATAGCTATATTAAGCTCATAATCAATTTCCTCTGGTAATAGATTATCAGCCTGAAAGGATGCAAGTTTTTGCACTCCTAGGTTTACAGCTATATGCATTTCTTGTGCGGTCACTTCACTTCTTTTAATTTAGCTCTCATAGCATTTACTGCTCCTGAGTTCTTTTTATTTTTAAAATAAATTAATGTATCAGTTAAATTTTCTCCTAAAGTCTCATCTTCATGAATATGTTGATTCCCGATTTTACGAAGAACCTCGTTCTGAATCATCTCTGCAATTTCATCTTTAAGATCTAAGTCTTTATCCTTAGCAGCTTTAATAAACTTTGCAGCATTTTTTCCTTTAAACTCATACAGATCATTCTCAATTTGCACACTAGTTAATTTATCTGGATTCCCAGAAGTAAGAACTCGCAAAAGACGCTTTAACCTGTCTGGATCTTTACTAGCTTTTAAGAATTCTAAATCTGCTTCTTTAGAAACTTGTATGTTATTATGTCTCTTTAAAATAGCTTTCTGAGGATCAAAAATATAAAACTTTTTACCAGATTGAGTTTTCATTGCTTCTAATGAATCTGCAACTTGAGAATGTTTTTGACACCATTTAAAAGTGACATAGTCTTGTGGATTCGTTGGAGTACCATCTTCACTTGTAGTGATATCAAGTTCTTTTCCTTCGAATGGAATTTTAAGTCTAAGGCCTGCCCAAAACTCTTTTTCTTTAGCAGGAAAATCTGCATGAGTATAGGGTAATCCAATAATATCTGGAAGTAGCTTTTTAGCTTCTTCACCTTCAACCCCTTTTAATGGTTGGCGACCTACGTAAATAGATCCTAAATATACTCGAGCTCCAATACGGATCTCTTTTGGGAGGTAACCTTGCGCCTCCTTACGTCTAATAAAAATTTTTTTCATTATAATGTTCTTTTAAGTTTCGAAAGAATAACTAAGCTGTTCTTTTATTAAGAAGAATAACTTATAAAAAAGTGCAAATAAAGGGGGATACACATTTGTCTCCCCCTTCTTTGCAAACCAAACACAAATTACGATGCAGTGCAAGTCAAATCAAGCGAAGTATCGAATCTGCGAAGCAGGATACCAGCTGTTTTTAACATATGCACAGAAGCACCGTCTATATCAGATGCACGAGAGTCAGTTGAGGAGAACCCTTTAGGAACTACTGAACCGGCTACTGCCCAACGCAATAACTCACGACCTTTCTTATTAATCATCTGGAGATTATTCTCTCCATCATAAGAAGATTGATCTACAAACACCATGCGGTAAGACTCCATAGGAAGTCCTGATTCAGGATGTCTCTTAGAAGCTTGAGCTACAGCACCATGATCAAACATAGGAACTTTAACTACATTTACTGTATGGCCATCAATGTGATCATAAGAAGTAAAGTAACCAGATATTCCTAAGTTACGTCCAGAACCTGTAATAAACTTAGGATCTGAAGTTTGTAAGTATGTATTACCTACAGCAGAAGTTGATCCTCCAGCATAGTAATTACGCATAGCTTTATCAAACTCACGAGCTCCCCCAATACCAGTGTATAGAGTAACCTGCTTATCTGTAGCATCTGTCATACCATAGAATAAATCACCGATAACATTCTCAATCTTAGACTGTGTAAGAGTAGAGTAAGTATCTTTATTAATAATCTGCTCAAGAAGACCAGGACCAGAAACAACTGGCTGCCCATTCTCATCAACCATTAAGGTATTACCCTTATCATCATGAGTCTTTTGTCCATACCAATAGTAAGTCTCACACTCTTCCTTGAACTTAAGCATGTGACGATACTCTTCGTAATCCATCCAAAGCTTAGTTGTAGAACCTGCTTTTAGAGGTAGGCTAAACTCAGCAACATAGTCACGAGCATTACCAGAGAACTGATAAGACTTACGAATTGTACCGATCTTAGAACGAACCTTACCTGGAGCACTCCAGTTAGAAGCGTTTCCACGAGAGAAGTCAATTCCTACGTTAGCGTATAACTGACCCCACATTGCTCCTGGAGCAAGATCACCCCCAACTGCAGCTGATAAAGCTGAAGCATCCGGAGATACAAGTTTTAGTGTATATTCATATCCCCCAGAAACTTGCTTAGGTTCTGACATAATACGAGCTAATACCCCGCTTTCAGAAACAAGAGTGTATGGAAATACAAACCAGCGATCTGGGAAAGTAATAGTAAAAGGAGCTCCTGCTCCCCCAAGCCCAGTGTTGGCTAATACTGGACGAACGTTAATCTCATGTGTTTTTACACGATATTCATACTCAAACCTATCAATAGATTTAGTATTACCTACTCCCTCCGTCAAAAATGAAAGGGGGAATTTTTTTTCTTCACGCCCGGCTAGGTGCGTGATAATGGGAGAAAGCTCTTCTGGCTTCTCCATTAGCGCATTAACCAACGAGTTAGTGTCGGTCATCTGCGAGTCGTTGTAGTACGTTTTTAGTACTTGCGTCAATGCCATGATTGTTTATTTTAAAGTTAAATGCTTATTTTAAAAAAGCGAGTTTATGTCCAATTCATTTGGATCAAATGTTTTTGACTGTCTACGTTGTGCTCCCTTAGCGTTTCTAACTTGCTCTTCATTTCGAGCAATTCTTCCACGTAAATTCTTAGCACTTGTAGTACGAGCCTTAGTATCAATTATTCCTTCAAGATCAAAACCACTGTATAGTAAATAATCTATAGCTAGTTTTGTCTCCATAGGAGCGTTATCATAATCTATGTCACGTTGTGTAACACCTTGATCTCCTTGCGGAGATGATATGTAGTCAAAAAACCCATTCTTTTCAGAATCTGGGATTCTAACTCCATGAAATTCGTTTCCCCCTTCTATAACATCTGCAACTCCATCCCAAAAATCATCGTTTTCTTGTTGTTGCTGTCTATAAGATTCTTGCTGACTTTCTAAAAGCTCCTGTCTTTCATAAGCTTGATGCTGTGCAAGAGCATTTTTAGCTATCTGTGCTTTATCAAAAAGCTTTCCAGAGTCTTCGTAATCTTCAAGC